TTTTAGAAACTTTTGAAAATTATAAAAAATCATTAAAACAATGTGTTGAATTATATGAAAATAAGTATCCTGAATTAAAAGAATGGAACGCATATGGAATGACCGAAGGCGCTAACATACAATATTATAGACCAGGTGCTGGTTATTTTGCTGAACATTGTGAGAGAACATCTAAAAATGAAAATCGTTGTCTTGTATGGATGACATATTTGACAGATACACCTGACGCAGGTACACATTTTAAATATCAAAATATAACAGCACCTTGTAAAAAAGGTTTAACTTTAATTTGGCCAACAGATTTTACACATACTCATAGTGGACAAATATCTGATAAGCACGAAAAATATATTATAACAGGTTGGTTTGGAGGAAACGGACACACGTATAAAGGATACGATAAACCAAGCGATTATAAAGATCAAGTGTACAATGGCTAATGTAAATGACGCATATTTAGGTAACCCTAATTTAAAGAAAGTTAACACACCAGTTAGTTTTACTAAAGAACAAATAGTAGAATATCAAAAGTGTGCTAATGATCCTATATATTTTATGGAAACCTATATGCAAATTGTTTCCTTAGATGAAGGACTTGTTCCTTTTAAAATGTATGACTTTCAAAAGAAGATAGTTAATACTATTCATAATAACAGATTTACAATTTGCAAACTACCTAGACAATCAGGTAAATCAACTACAACGGTTGCTTATCTAATGCACTATGCAATGTTTAATCCAAATACAAATGTTGCTATACTTGCCAATAAATCTTCTACTGCTAGAGATATATTAGGAAGACTTCAACTTGCATATGAAAATTTACCAAAATGGATGCAACAAGGTGTTATCAATTGGAACAAAGGTAATATAGAATTAGAAAACAAATCAACCATTGTTGCCGCTGCCACATCTTCAAGTGCTATTCGGGGAGGTTCTTATAATATAATATTCCTTGACGAGTTTGCTTTCGTACCTACTAATATTGCCGAAATGTTTTTTAGTTCCGTTTATCCTACAATATCTTCAGGACAAAAAACAAAAATGATTATAGTATCAACTCCATATGGTATGAATCAGTTTTATAAACTATGGGTTGACGCAGATAAAAAAAGAAATGATTATATTCCAATTGAAGTACATTGGTCAGAAGTACCAGGAAGAGATGAGAATTGGAAAGAACAAACAATTAGAAATACATCACCAGAGCAATTCCAACAGGAGTTTGAGTGTGAATTTTTAGGGTCAGTTAATACTCTTATATCACCAGCGAAAATTAAGAGTGCAACTTATTTTGAACCTATAAAATCAAAAGGAAGTGTAGATCAATTTGAAGAACCTAAAAAAGGACATACTTATGTTATTACGGTTGATGTCGCAAGAGGAGTAGATAAAGACTATTCAGCATTTGTTGTATTTGATGTAACTAAAATGCCTTTTAAAGTAGTTGCAATATATAAAAACAATACGGTTAAACCTTTTGTATTTCCTAATATAATAAATGAAATTGCTAAAAGATATAATGAGGCACATATATTAACCGAAGTAAATGATATAGGTCAACAAATAGCAGAAGCACTACAATTTGAGATAGAGTATCCTAATGTATTAATGAGTACTCAAAAAGGTCGTGCTGGACAGATATTAGGTGCTATGTATAGTGGTCGTGGTTCATCTTTGGGTGTTCGTATGACTAAACAGATAAAAAGAGTTGGTTGTGCCAATCTAAAGACACTTGTTGAAGGAGATAAGTTGGTAATTAACTCTTTCAAAATCATAGAGGAAATGTCAACTTTTGCTAAAAGAGGTCAATCCTGGCAGGCTGAGGAGGGGGCAAATGACGATTTAATGATGTGCTTAGTTATCTTTGGTTGGTTATCTAATCAAGGTTATTTCAAAGAATTGACAGACCAAAATGCTCGTCAGCAGATGTATGTTGAACAATCAAAACTTATTGAAGAAGATATGGCGCCATTTGGATTTGTAGATGATGGTATTAATGAAGCGGAACAAGAAACAATAGATGAATATGGTGACAGGTGGGTGCCTGTGGTGCGTAAAGACCATTAGGTTTGTCGTTATTATAAATATCTGTATAGTATGAAATTTGACTATGGGCGTATGAATAATACGAATTTTGAAGATAAATGGAAAAATTAGCTAATTAGAGGAGAAAACTATGGCATTTCAAGTATCACCTGGTGTTCTCGTACAGGAAAAAGATTTAACAAGAATCATTCCTGCCGTATCAACTTCTACTGGTGCCTTTGCTGGACAATTCACGCAAGGACCTTTGGATGAGATAATATCTATTTCTAGCGAGCAAGAACTTGTAAGTACATTCGGTAAACCTGATTCAAATAACTTTGAGTATTTTTTCAGCGCCGCTAACTTCTTACAATATTCTAATGCTTTAAGAGTAGTACGAGCTAGCCAAACAAGTACACTAAACGCTACCGCAGGTGGCTCTGGTTTACTTGTAAAAAATAAACAAGACTATGAGGATAATTACTCAACTGGACAAGGTTCAGTAGGGACTTTCGCTGCTAGATCAGCAGGTGCTTGGGGTAATTCTTTATTAGTCGCAACTTGTCCAAGTGCAACAGCATTTGAGGCAACAACTACAACATCTCAACAAGTAGATGGCGGTGCCTCTGCTGGAGATACAACAATAACGGTTGATTCAGACGCAACAAGTTATCTTAATGTTGGAGACATCATTGAGTTTTCTGAAACTGCTTCTGGAGTAGATTTCACTACTGGTGAAAAATATAGAGTAACTAACCTTACTTCAACGGTTGTAACTATTGTACAACATCCTAGAGGCGCAGGTGGATTAATATCTGCTGTCGCTGATAATGCAAGAATAAAAAGAAAATGGAGATACGCAGATCAAGTTGATGGCGCTCCTGGAACTTCTGCTTATACTTCTGCAAGATCAGGTTCTGGTGATGAAATACACGCTGTTGTAATTGACGAAGACGGAACAATTTCTGGAGTTCCTGGAACGGTATTAGAATCATATTCTAAACTTTCAAAAGCTTCAGATGCTAAAACACCACAAGGAGAAGTTAATTACTATCCAACCGTAATTAGTAATAAATCTAATTATATATTTTGGATGGATCATAACACTTCTGGAACCAATTGGGGTAATGCCGCTGCTGGAACAACTTATACAGCAGTTGACACGCCTACAAGTGAATCTTTATCTGGTGGCGCTGATGGTTCTGCTGTAACTGATGGTCAGTTAAAAACTGCTTACGAGAAGTTTAATGACGCTGACACGGTTGATGTAGGATTAATAGTCGCTGGACCAAGTGGTTCATCAACTCACATTGACAACTTAATCACAATTGCAGAAAATAGAAAAGATTGTGTAGTATTCGCTTCTCCACAAAGAAGTGATGTAGTTAATGTGGCAAACTCAAATACTCAAACAACTAATGTAACTGGTTTCTTTGATGGAATTAGATCATCTAGTTATGCAGTATTTGATAGTGGTTACAAATACACTTACGACAGATATAATGATGTGTACAGATATGTACCATTGAACGGAGACATTGCTGGATTGGCTGCTAGAACAGACATTTTAGCGGACGCTTGGTATTCACCTGCTGGTTATAATAGAGGTGTAATTAGAGGCGCTGCTAAATTAGCATACAACCCTACAAAACAACAAAGAGATGACCTTTATACAAGTAGAGTAAATCCAGTTGCAACTTTCTCAGGACAAGGAACAATATTGTTCGGAGATAAAACTGGTCTATCATCTCCAAGTGCTTTTGATAGAATCAATGTTAGACGATTGTTCATTATATTAGAGAAGGCAATATCAACTGCTTCTAAATTCCAACTCTTTGAATTTAATGACGAATTTACAAGAGCAAACTTTAGAAACATTGTAGAACCTTTTTTAAGAGAAGTACAAGGTCGTAGAGGTATCACAGACTTTTTAGTAGTATGTGATGAAACAAATAATACAGGCGAAGTAATTGATAGAAATGAATTTGTTGCAGAAATTTTTGTAAAACCTGCAAGAAGTATCAACTTTATTACATTATCTTTCGTTGCAACACGAACTGGCGTTTCCTTTGAGGAAGTCGCAGGCGGTTAATAGTTAAAGAAGGAGAATAATAAAATGGCAAACATAAATGACTTCAAAGCTAAACTTGCTGGCGGTGGCGCTAGAGCGAATCAGTTTAAGGTTACAATGCCTTTTCCTGGTTATGCACAAGTTGGTGGAGAAATAGAAGACTTAGCGTTTCTATGTACAACGGCATCGATTCCTGCTATGACGGTAGGTAATATCAATGTTCCTTTTAGAGGTAGACAGATCAAAATTGCTGGAGATAGAACATTCGGCGATTGGGCGATCACGGTTCTTAACGACACAAACTTTAAGTTAAGAAATGCTTTTGAAAGATGGCAAAATGGTATCAACAATATGACAGACAACGAAGGATTATCAAATCCTGTTGACTATCAAGTGGATGCTTTTGTTGACCAGTTGGACAGAAACGGTAATACATTAAAATCTTATACTTTAAGAGGCGCTTATCCTGTGGATATAGCGGCTATTGATTTGAATTTTGCAACGAATGACGAAGTTGAAACATTTGGTGTAACTTTCCAATATCAATATTTTGAAACAAACACTACTACATAGTAGATAAATTTAAAGGGCGCCGTCAAAAGCGCCCTTTTAAAACTATTATAAGTATTAGGAGAAACAAAGGATAAATTATGGCAGAGTTATTTGGTTTTAATATAACTAGAGTTAAACCACAAACAGATCCAAAACAACAATTCAGTCAACCTCAAGCGGAAGACGGCACACAGGTAGTTGCCGCTGGTGGTTTCTTTGGTAGTTACCTTGATATGGAAGGTACTGCTAAAACTGAGCAGGACTTAATTAGAAGATATAGAGAAATTGCTTTACATCCAGAATGTGATATGGCAATTGAGGATATTGTTAATGAGGCAATTACTTCTAATGAAAATAGACAATCTGTAAAAGTTGTAACTGATGATTTGGATTACTCATCAGCGATTAAACAAAAAATAGAAACAGAATTTTTTGAAGTATTAAAAATGCTTCAATTTAATACTAGAGGGCACGATCTTTTTAGAAGATGGTACGTTGACGGAAGAATATTTTTCCAAAAAATTATAGACGCAGAAAACCCTAAAAATGGTATTACAGAATTAAAGTACCTTGATCCTAGAAAGATTAAGAAGATTAGAGAAGTTAGAAAGAGAAGACCTGAAGGTATGGTTTCTCCTACTAACATTAATATAGCAGACGAAACGGTTGAATATTTTGTATATAACGAAAGAGGTATACAAGGTGCCGCTGCTATTCAAGGTATTAAAATTGCACCTGACACAATTGCATATTGTCCATCAGGTGTTATAGATCAAAATAAAAATGGTTTAGTTATGTCTTATTTACATAAGGCAATTAAACCTGTCAATCAATTAAGAATGATTGAAGATGCTGCTGTTATATACAGAATAGCAAGAGCACCTGAAAGAAGAATGTTCAAAATTGACGTAGGTAATTTACCTAAAGCAAAAGCAGAACAATATTTACGTGATGTTATGGCAAGATACAGAAACAAACTTGTTTATGACGCAAGTACAGGTGAGATACGTGATGACAGATCCTATATGTCTATGTTAGAAGACTTTTGGTTACCAAGTAGAGAAGGTGGTAGAGGTACAGATATTACTACACTACCAGGCGGACAAAATCTTGGTGAAATACAAGATATAGAATATTTTAGAGCAAAACTTTATAGAAGTTTAAATGTTCCTGCTAGTAGATTAGAGGCAAGTCTAGGTTTTAATCTTGGTCGTTCTACTGAAATTACTAGAGATGAACTAAAATTTACTAAATTTCGAGAGTATCTC